TGGGCTTTGATTTATCAACAGCAAGATATATCTGATGATGCAATCTTTGACCCTGTATGTGTGAAAGGCTCTATCGATGGAATGCGAAAAGCAGGTCGATTGGTGCCTGGCAATCCAGGTCATCCCAAAGACCTCAACGGTTTCAGTTTTATTTGTGGACTGGACCCAGCAATGGTCGGAGACACAGCGGCAGTCTGTTATGCGGTTGATCGGATATCTCATAAGCGCTACATTGTTGACGCTATCAAGATTACACGTCCTACGCCTGCACAAATCCGACAACTCATTACCGATTGGACTAACGTATATGCGCCTTCGGAATGGATCGTCGAGCGCAATGCCTTTCAATCTTTTCTCACGCAAGATGAGGGAATTAGACAATTCCTTGCATCCAAAGGAACTGTACTAAGAGAGCACCACACTGGTAATAACAAGTGGGATGCAGGCTTTGGTGTGGCATCTATGTCCACCCTCTTTGGTACCAAGCAGCAAGATGGAAAGCATCATAGAGATAATCTGATTCATCTTCCATCAGACCAGACAGAGAATATCAAGTCTTTGATAGAACAACTTATTACCTGGTCGCCTACGACCAAGGGTAAGACCGATATGGTGATGGCTCTTTGGTTCTGCGAAATCAAAGCGCGTGAATGGCTCAACCAAGGTATTCACACTACCCACCATATGCGAAATCCATTCTTATCACGATACGAACAAGGCAAACGTAAAGTCATCAATATCGATGAACTGCTTGCTGAAAAAGACAGACAGTTCATCTAGGAGACAACAATGGCAGCTAAAAAAGCAAAATCAACAGGCGCTCCAGTAGCAAAGACAAGCAGTCCATTACCTTCTTACATAAAAGTACAAGGCGTAAAGTACGATGTAAAAAAAACTGCCACTGGAAAAATCAAAGTAACAACTCCAACTGGTAATGTTGTTACATTTCCAAAGGGAACAAACGTAGGTGCTATTGGTTCCAGACTTCAATCTGGCGAAACTATGTTTGGAGACAAATCCATTAGTAAAAAAATGGGTGCAAAAGTTACTAAACCAAAATCTTCTACCGTAAAAAGTGGTATGCGTGGTGGTGGCGGTGGCCTAGGTGGAATACTCGGTAAGAACCTAAGATAAGGAAATTTAGATGTTATCAGTCAAAGAGGTAATCGCTAAGGTTGCGCGACTTCAAACGAAGTACGCACCACGCGATCAGCGTATGCGCGACGTACTATCGGTACGTCAAGGAGACATTAGCAAGGTCTATCCTGCTATGTTCTCAGAAGAATACCCCAAGCCTCTTGTTGCTAACTTCGTAGATGTAGCCGCCCGTGACCTAGCAGAAGTGATGGCACCTCTTCCATCCTTCAACTGCGCTGCTACTAATATGGTTTCAGACAACGCACGCAAGGCTGCAGATACCAGAACTCGTATCGCTAACTATTACGTCTCAGGTTCTGAACTGCAGATTCAAATGTACAACGGTGCTGACTGGTTCAACACCTACGGAATGCTCCCAGCAATGGTAGAGATGGATTACGAGAATAACAATCCACGTATCCGCTTGCTCAATCCATTTGGTGTATATCCAGAGATTGATAGATTTGGTCGTTGTATCTCACTTACACAGATTACAATTAGCGATGCTGAATCTCTAGCAGCGCAATATCCAGAGTTTGCTACACAGATTATGCCACGTATGCCATTGGCATCTGGCGCACAAGCAGTCACCTTGGTTCGCTACCACGACAAAGACCAAGATATTATCTTTATCCCAGAACGCAATAACCTCGTTCTATCCAACATTCCTAATCCTGTTGGAAAGTGTATGGCTCGTGTTGCTGTTCGTTCATCTCTTGATGGCGAAGCACGTGGTCAGTTCGATGATATTCTAGCGGTACAACTTGCTCGTGCTCGCTTTGCTGTATTACAAATTCAAGCAGCAGAGAAATCTATTCAAGCACCGATTGCTATTCCGCAGGATGTCCAAGAACTCGCACTTGGCCCTGATTCCATTATGCGCTCTGCTAATCCACAGGCAATCCGTCGTGTACCGCTAGAACTACCTCCTGGAGTATTTACAGAATCCAGCGTACTAGAGCGTGAACTTCGTCTCGGCGCTCGTTACCCAGAAGTACGTAGCGGTAACGTTGATGCCTCCATCATCACAGGTCGCGGAGTTCAAGCGCTTCAAGCAGGCTTTGATACACAAGTTCGTGCAGCACAAGCACAGTTTGCACGTCTATTTATGGAACTTGTATCGCTCTGCTTTGAAGTAGACGAGAAGATTTTCGGCAGCATCCAGAAAGAAATCAAGGGCGTTGACGACGGTACTCCATTCAATATGAAGTACATTCCAAGCAAGGCTATCGCTGGTGAATACGGCGTAGATGTGCGCTACGGAATTATGTCGGGTATGAATCCAAACAACGCAATCATTGCTTTGCTACAGATGCGCTCTGACAAACTTGTATCACGTGATTATGTACGCCGCGAAATTCCAATGGAGTTGAATGTTACTCAAGAAGAACAACGTGTTGACATTGAAGAGATGCGCGATTCTTTGCGCGTTGCTGTTGCTCAGTATGCCCAGGCTATCCCAGCGCTTGCTGCACAAGGTCAGGATCCTTCTCAGATTGTTTCTCGAATCGCCGAGGTAATCAAGGGTCGTCAAAAGGGATTACAGTTAGAGACTATTGTGGAGAAGGTATTTATGCCAGAGCCACAACCAGAAATGCCAATGGGCGAACAAGTTCCAGCAGCAGGTATGGCCCCCGTTCCTGCCTCGCAGCCAACTCCAGAACAAATGGGTGCGGCCCCTGCTGCTGGCGCTCGTCCAGACATTGCTACGTTACTCGCATCTATTGCAGGGTAGGGAGGTGTAATATGAATAAAAAAGGTGGTCGCGCTGCTGCTCCAATGCAACAGCCAACAAAAGGCAAGATGGATACCAAGAAGCCAGCAAAGTCAGATGTTCAGTTTGGCTATGCTCCAGCAGGACGCAAAGGCAAGAAGGCTTAGTGTTATTTGAGAGGATAGAACGTGGACGATGAACAAGATTACGTACCGCGTTCTATCACTCTCGCCGATTTCTTAGTAGTTATATCAGGTTTTGCAGTAAATATAATCCGAGCCATAGAGATGCTCGCATCAGAAATTTTAGATTTAGCAGTGTATAACGCAAATAGAAAAACAAAAGTTTCCAGAGTGTGGGAACAATTCACATCAGATTTAGAGAAGATGGAGGACAATAATGGCTAAGCAACCAATGAATCCAGTAGCTGGCCCTGCAGGTCCTGGACCATTCTCCACACGTACAGACAATTTGACTTTCCAATCAGATTCTTATGGTGCTGGTGTAGAGAACGCCGCTATTCGTCAAGGCGCACCAATGGCTAAGACTCCAGATGTACGTGGTGCTACTAATACAGAAGTACGTCAAGCTGCAGGTCGTAAGCAAGTTACACCATTGTTTGCACCATCAGAGCGCCCAGAAGATTCATTAGAAGGTGCATCAGCAAGACCAATGCTTCAAGGTGGACTTGGTACACAGGAAAAACTCTCTGACATTTTAGCAACAATGCTTCCATACGATCAAACAGGAGAGGTAGAAATCCTCTATCAGCGTGCATTAGCGCGAGGTATGTAGTGCCACAAGATTCAATTACATCGGCAGCAGCACAAGCTGGTCTTTCTGGTAAGCAGAAGGCTCAGATTGATGGCTTACAAAAGTTACTAGATTCCCATAAGGGTCTATTAGCGCTGCCTGCACCTGTTGCTCAAAAGAAGTTCCAATCATTACCACAAGATCAACAGACTGCTCACGTAGCTTTATTCGGTGGAGACGATAATGAAGCTCCAGAACAAAAGCGTGGTTGGCTTGGTGGAGCAATTCATTATGCAGGTCAGGGTGTCAAGCAAAGCGTAGGTCGCGTATTTGGCGCACTGAACGAAGTATCTGACTTTATGACCCGTGTCTATCGTACGGGTGCTATCGCACTTGACCAAGGTGTAGACCTTGATAAAGCGTTCAAGATGGCAAACGATAAAGGTGACCAAGTATTTAGCCCTACTCGTATTGCAGATGCTCGCAACAAGTACGGTTCAGACCGTATCAATGTTGCAGTCAAAGTTGCACAGGGTATGCCGCTTGATCAGATTATTGCCAGTGGCACTGAAGCAGAAAAACTTATTGCTGCCTCTGCAGCTAAAGGTGAAGATAAACTCTTCCAAGATGCGCTTGATAAAGTACAAGCCGCTAAGTATTCACCAGGTCGTCAACTAGCAAACCTCTTACTTCCAGAAGGCTTGGAAGGTTCAGGCTTTTTATACAAAGGAATCTCTGGTTTTGCAGACGCTGCCTATCGTGTATTTGCAGATCCAACACTTGCACTCGGTAAAGCCAAGAAATCTTACGATGCTGGAAACTTTTTACTTTTCAATCTGCTTGGAAAAGAGAAGTTTACATACGGTCGCAACCTTATGGCTGCTGCTGGTGATGCAAGAAGCGTTGATAGAGTATTTGAAAATCAAGGTGTAGTAAATTTCTTTGACACCTACGGCAAGGAACTTGATAACCTCAAAAACGCTCGTGTTACAAATGAGTTAGTTGCTGCAGAAAAGGCTTCAACTGCGCTTCGTCGCTTAGCTCCAGAGTTTGGCCCTGCTGCTGTTGACGAGTTTATTCGTGCAGGTGTCAAGAATGCTGATACTGCTAAGGCTTATCTGCAGAATCAAACAGATATAAAGACCATTCTTAGTGGTCAATCAGCTCGCAAGACACCGCTTATCCCAACTTTGAACGCAGCGCGTAAGGCTCGCGTCAATTTCTTCACAGCAACTGACAAAGTTTTCAACATTGACAATGTAGGTCAGAAACTTGTTCAGGCTTTATACGGAACTGGACCACAATACGAGGATATCGTCACTGGCATCACCACTCGTGCTGAGGATATTGCTAAACAAGAGAAGCAAGTAGGTCGTCTCAAGGGTGCAGATGGCGCATATCGTATGCCACTTGCACAGATTCAAGGACGTATTGACCGCTTTGCACGTAAGTTCACCACGATTCCGTACTTCAAAGATGGATTCTTTGATGTCAACGCATCAGATGCAGCCACTCAGGTCTATCGCTTAGCTCGTTTAGGCAATACTCGCTACCATTCACGCATCATTGCTGAGGCTTTTGCTGCTGGCAGTGAAGGTCAACGCAAGCAAATCTTTGCAGGACTCTGGAATACCGTTGCTGAAGTACGCGGTGTATCAAAGTCTGCAGCAGGTAAGTCCTATATGGATGAATTTGCAGGATCTGGTAGAAACAAACAGTATTCCGCTTCTATTGTAAAGCGTAAAGTAAATGAATTTGGTGATGAAGTAACTGAAGTTACCAATCCTGCAGAGTTCAATGGTCAACAAATGGCTATCTTTGGATATCAGTTGTCACCCAATATGGCAGTTCCATCTATCATCGATTTAGATAGATTGGCTGCTCGTTCTGGAATTATTGACAGAGTTATGGGCGTATCTCACCAGAAGTGGGCAGAGCGTATGACCTCATACTGGTCAATCGGTACCCTTGCAGGTCCACGTTTCCCAGTTCGTAACGCAGCAGAAGACTTGATGCTTCATCTTGCTGTAGGTGATTCACCTTGGGGCGTAGCAAAAGCACGTTTGCTTTCTACAAAACTACGTCAGGCTAAAGGTCAAGGTCAATTAGGTTTTATCAATAAACTTGTTTACCGCAAGCAAACCGAGAAGTATGCAAAGTTGATGGATGAAGCCATTGCAACTGGCGATCCGCGTGCAGCTCAAAAGGTTATGGCTCAAGCCATCCTTGAGTCTAAGATTGTATCCAAGTTAGATGAGGAAGGCGCTGAGCTACTCAAGGAGATTGCAGAGTTTGGGTACCTTGATGACACATTAGGCGCTGTTACTGAAGGTGGAAAGAACGCCCTTCGCGGTGGCGACCAATACCTCAATGCCACAACAGATGTTTCTAAGTTTGGCAAGATGGGTGCTATTGAAGTCAATGGTAAAAAACTCAAGCAAGCCACAGGCCTAAAAGATTATTCAGAGTTTAGCCCCATTGCATCTGATGAATCTCGTATTAGCTGGATGGTTCAAATCGGAGTTGTATCTAATGACGACTTAGGTCGTCTAGCCTTGATGAATCTAAGGAATACCCCAGATGAGACTGTAGCAATCAATACAGTCCAGGAATTCCTTGACAGATTACCACTCAAAGAGCGTGAAAGATTCTCTCTATACAGCACTGGTGCATCAACGCGAGTACACGCAGAGCGTGTAGTACAGGCAACTAAGAACCTTGTCTCTAAGCGTGACGGAACCATCAACGAAGATCTACTCAACAAGATTCGTTTCCGCAACGAAAAAGGCGATATGGTTATTTCAACCAAGGACTTCCGCCTAGAAGATTTGCCTAACAAGATGAATCCAGATTTAGCCCCAGAATGGGTATCTGGACCAACACTTGTTCCAGTATCAGATAGCGATAATTTCGCAGCATCACTAGTCGACAAGACTTGGGACTATATGGGCGAGGCTAATGCTCGTTTCTCACGTGAACCGCTAGTCATTGACTCAATGATTCGCATTCGCAAGGATATGCGTGCTACTGGGTTTGAAAAGCGCATTATGGACCAGTTCACTGCTGGCAAGACTGGCGATGAACTAAAGGTTGCTCAAGATGCAGCCAAGGCACATATTGTTTCTATCGCTGAAGACCTAGCAAAGGAACGTGTTCTAGCGTTCGTAGATAACCCTGCAGTTCGTAGTCAGTTGGCTATGTCTGCTCGTAACTTTGCTCGCTTCTATCGTGCAACTGAAGACTTTTATCGCCGCGTTTATCGTACTGTCAAGTACAACCCAGAGGCTTTGACTCGTGCATCGCTAACATATGAAGGCGTAGCGCACTCTGGCTTTGTACAGACTGATGACAATGGTGACCAATACTTCTTCTACCCTGGTCTAACACCTGTCTACAAGGTAATGAATGGCGTAATGAAGGCATTTGGTGTGCCAACAGCATTCCAAGTTCCAATGCCTGTTGAGTTCGGCGGTAAGTTGAAGATGATTACACCTTCAATGAACCCAGATTCTCTCTTCCCGACATTTGCTGGTCCATTGGCTTCTGTGCCAATGAAGATGGTTTTCAATGTCGTACCACAACTACAGTCTCTTGAAG